AGATGACCAAGTGGACCAAGGGGCATGATCTCGGATCTACGGGTATCCGCTCCCCCGGACCGTGCAAGAATGTGTCGATGGTGCCTCGCGACCCCAAGAGGCCGCACACCAAAGACATCCTCATCATGTCGAACGGCACTCCGGGAGTTCCCACGGTTTCCATCAAGTATATGGACGCCGTTGGGCCAGAATCCAGTACTACCATGCACGTAGACGTTTACAACTATCTCAAATACCTGAACACCCACGGCGGACGTGGTTTGACAGCGCACGAGGTGGTTAAGCGTCTAGAGCTCTTCGCTGACCAGCAGGAGCAGCTCAATGTGCCGGGCTCAGCCGCTTACACCGAGCTGTTGCGTACTGTCGCGTATTGGGGGGACTTGCCCAACGTTGTCTATTATGGCAACAACAAGGCACCGAAGCGGGTATCACAACCTGCACCGGAAGAATCCCCGACCGCCAAAGCCGTCATGGCTGCACCTAAGATTACCCTCAACAACCCAGGGACTCTTGCAAAGGATGCAAACGCTATGGAGGCATACAAGCAGGAGAAACTCCTCGGCATGAAGAACGATACTGTGCCGACAGAGGAGTGGAAGAAGATCTCGGACGTATGTCTTGGTCGCTTCGTGGAGTCAATGGCTCGCGAAAGCGGTATCAAGAAAGGCAGCGTGCAGCTCGTCGATATCAACGATATTCGCGACAATCGCACACGCGCCGTCCAGAAGGCACGCCAAGTTACAGATGGCATGGGCCCTGCTACCGAAGAGATCGGTCGAGTGGAGAACAAGATTGAGGCCGGCCACAAGGTCGGAGCCTGCCCTCGGGGAGTCCAAAACCCCGATCACAAGATTTCTGAGGAATCTGGGCAGCTCGGAAAGACTCTCGAGCTCATTCTCAAGAAGTGTGGTTACTACAATCCAGGCTCGACCCCCAGCGGGATCGCCGATGGTGTAGAAGAGTGCTATAACACGAGCGCTAAACACGAACTCCACTACGAAGCCGGTGGCCTTAGAAGCGTCGATTACACCGGCGCCGACGAGAGCCACTGTGAGCATTCCAACCGGATCAACATTAAGCTAATCGAGTATTTCTTTGCCGATAGCTGCAAGGGCGAAGCGCTACGTATCTACAAAAGCTGCTTCAACATGCCCCTGCAAGTTGGTCCAAAAGTATTGTCTTCTGGATGGAAGAACGCTA